TACGGTTTAAATTCGTAAAAAGAGCAACCCTGTATACCTGAAATGCTTATAAATACTAAATATTCTTAACATCGTGTATGGTTTGTATGGTTTTTTGTATCTTTGTAGTGTAAATCACGCACAGGTGTTTAATAGGTGAAAACGCTTATATATGCAAATTTAAAATTCCCAGGTGGGGTATAAACCATACACACTATCAGGAATGTAGTGTTTATCGGCGTTTGCGACTTGCAGGGTAGCCATTTTAACCCTGTATGTGATTTCACGGTTAGTTTTTGCGCGTAGGTCTCGTTTAGTGTTTTGTGATGTCGAATCAGAAGGATTTACGTGCCAAGTACGTGTTTTGGCTGCGTATTGGTGTGAATGCTGGTGATGTGTTGTCATTGCCATGTGTGAGGAGTTGCGAGAAGGTCGCTGTTTCCCATGCGGATGTTGTGTGTACTTACGAGTGGAGTTACGAGTTGTTTGACGGCAGTGTCGCCCATGCTGGTGACTGGATAGTTCGTGACATCTGGGGAGAGTATCATGTTATGAGTGACGGTGAGTACCAGTCTCACATTCACGACAAGGTATGACTTGCTGATGACGGTGTTAGTGAAGTAAGGCTATGGCAAGATACGTTAGTGTATATCCCCAGAAAAATGTCGTGGTAAGGAAATGTATGTATGGTAACTTCACCCATTACATATCATCGCACAGCCATGTAGTGTGTATAGAGAACGATGACGGCAGGCTTGTGGAGTTGCCCGTGATGTTCTGTGGCTTCCTCTCCGACTATACCGCCGACGAATACCTCAAGGAGTGTGAGGATGAGCATGTGGAAATCCTGTATGATTCAGAGGAAAGGATAAGGCTTGATATCACGGAGTGGGTATGTAACGAGGGTGTTGTCCGTGCTTGTTCGCTTATGGAGGCTGTCTGTTCCGTCGTTTCCATTTTAACGGAGTTCGGTATGTGGAAGAACGAGTATGCAGACTGTATAGATACGGAGAGGATTAAGAAAGATTGGGAGGGAGAATGATGGATAAGGAGAAATTGAGGGAAATAGTCTTGGACGGGATGAGGAAAGGCTTCATAGTCTATCGTACCGTTGAGGGTCTCTGTAAGTGTGAGTTGTCGGAGTTCGTCAAGCAGCCGGTAGAAGGTCAGCTGTACGACATCAACAGGGACATGGCTACCTGTCTTGCCCTTATCGACGAGCCTATGGGAGTGAACAACTTCGCGTCTATGGTGCTGATAAGGCACTATTATGACAGGTGTAAAGAATTGGAGGAAAAGCTGAGGGAGTATGAAACAAAAGGAAGAGAAATGCTGCGGTGAGTGCTGCTGGTTCTGTCATGAGGATGCGGATGGCTTTGGCATTTGCTATCAGGATAACAAGCCCGTCGGAGATATTTTCGGGTGTTCACATGTATGCCATAATAATGCGTTCGTCAGCAGGGAGCGTATGCGTCACTATCAGGCTGTGCTGTTGCAATACCATCGTTGGCTCAAGGATTGGATAACGGTGAAGAGAATCTGCCCTGATAAAATTGAACTTGAAGAGGCGGCGGGATTTGCCTACAAGTATATGAAGGTTTTCAGTAATTTATAAGGATATGGGTAAAAATGATGAAAGATGGACTCCTGTGACGGAGTCTGAGTACCGTGAGCTGGAGGAGAGTGTCCGCAGGCTGAAGTCTGAGAACAAGGCGTTGTCATCGTCCAACGGCTACATGGAGAGGGAGCTGGAGCGTCTTCGCTCCTGTGTCTCCGGTCTGGAGAGGGAGAATGAGGCTTTGCGTTTCGAGATTGTCCGTCTTGAGGGGCGTGGTCTGTGGTCTAGGGTCTTTAACAGGTGAGTTATGTGTAGGAGGATAGTCTGGACTGATGAGGATGTCTCTTACCTGACGGAGTATTTCCCTGTTTTGCCTAACAGTGACATCGCCGAGCATCTCGGCATATCGACGACGAGTGTCCACAACAAGGCGGCGGAGCTCGGTCTGGTGAAGTCCCCTGATTTCCACAGCAGGAATTTCTACGGAAGGTATGTGAGGAGTTACAAGAACAATATAAACAAGATTAAGTTATGACAGATGACGTAGCGATAGACAAGATGTATGCGAACTTGGTCCAGGTTGCCAGTGACCCGGAGTACGGCTTCATGGGTCTCCGTGGCTTCTGGGGCGCCAAGTCCAGTGAGTTGTACCAGTCGAGGATGCTTCAGTTGATGAAGAACACGCGCAGGCTTGCCCGTGAGTGCTCCATCCTTTACTCGGAGGGTCATTTCTGGCTGTTCGACTCGAAGATATATGTCCCGGTCCGTGAGGAGCTCGTCGAGCGTGCTTTCCGTCTTGTCACGGAGCATTACGAGATCACGGAGGCTATGAGGACGAAGATATTCATCACGGAGTTCGTGAAGACGGTGAAGTACTACAACCCGATGCTCAGGAGCAACAACCTGATAGCCTTCAACAACGGCGTGTTGAACCTGGGTGGTCTTCTTGGCGGGTCCGAGCCCACTTTCTACCCCGGTCACGGTCCCCAGCACCATGTGACCTACTACCACCCTTATGACTACGACCCGAAGGCTAAGTGTGTGTTGTGGCAGAACTTCTTGCATGAGGTGTTGCCCGACAAGAACGCCAGGGCTATCCTCCAGATGTTCCTCGGTCTTGGTCTCATAGACTCCGCAGAGGCTTACAACCCCTACGAGGGAAAGGAGTCCCCGAAGGTTGAGCTGTGCCTTATCCTCATAGGCAGCGGCGCCAACGGCAAGAGCGTGATATACAAGACCGCCCAGGGCATCTTCGGCAAGGAGCGTATCAGCGGTATCGACTATGACGAGCTGACGAGCGCAGGTGACGAGGGTATGCGTGCCCGCAAGCTGTTGCGTGAGGCTGTGTTCAACTGGTCGAGCGACTCTGACGGCAGGACTTTCGGCAGGAAGCGATCAGGTGTGTTCAAGCGTATCGTGTCGGGTGAGACGGTCACTGACCGTGGCATCGGCGAGAACGTGTCCTTCAACGACAACATGCCGTACCTTGTGTTCAGTCTCAACGAGCTGCCGTATCCTGACGACCAGTCCTTTGGCTTTATCCGCCGCCTGCAGTTCATCAGCTTTGACGTTGTCATCCCTAAGGAGAAGCAGAACAAGACGCTGGCGAGGGACCTTGTCAAGAACTACCCTGGCATCTTCAACTGGATAGTCCGCGGCGCGAGGGAGATAGTGCGCAGGAGGTTCATCTTCCCGTCGAGTGACGGCAGCCGCCGTGCGATGCTCCTCACCCAGTTGCAGGTGAACCCTGTGCTGTCGTGGGTCAACTCCTACAATGCGAGGAGCGAGATGCGCGCGAAGGACGAGCTAGGCACCTTCATCACGCAGAAAGCCATCAAGGAGTCTATACTGAGGTTCTGCGAGGACAACGGCGGTGAGATGCCCAACGACACGAAGATAGGCGGTACGCTGACGAGGATGGGATTCAGCAAGCGCCGTCACAACGGAGGTGTGGAGTATCTTTTCTACGGATGCAACACCGAGAAGATAGGTCATCGTTTCGAGATACGCAACGAGTCACTCACGGCTCGTTTCGAGATGGATGACAAGACTTTTATAGCTGAGGAGGATTAACTTAACAATAACGATTATGGAAGAAGAATTGAAAGAGATGGATTTCGGTAGGAAGTACCGTATCGGTAATTTTGAGTGTTGGAAGGTCACCCGTGCGTTGAGCAGGCGTGAGGTTGAGAGTCTCAGGGACCAGGCGGGTGTCCCCAAGGATGTCCGCAAGCACCTGCGTCGTGGCGGTCTTCCGTTTTTGAATGTCCAGTCCGTCAGTGGCGGATGGAGCGTGGGTTTCGTCATCGGCACGATGATGTACCGTTATATCGAGCTTATGGTGATGTCCGGTGACGATGGCAAGAGGAGTCTTGTGAACCTCTTCACTATGATGTACGCCGACACCACCGTCATGGGAGACCAGGAGTACTGGAAGGCGAAGGCGGAGGCGTTGCAGGCGTTCATGGACCGCCAGAAGGCTCAGGAGGTCTCTGACGAGGACGACAAGAGGGAGCTGGATTCCCTTAGAACCGAGGAGGAGGCTAGGGCTGCTATCATGGAGATGGGTGAGGATCTAAAGAGACAGGGCGATGGAAAGGAGTGACAGGCTTATAGACATCATAGAGGACCACGCCAGCGTGTGTCAGTTCATAGACTGTGTCAATGCCGCTATATCCAACGGCACTGACATGCCGAACTTTGTTCCTGTCCTTCACGACACCCTGCTTACCGACCAGCTTGGTTTCATTGCCGAGACGATAACGAATTTAAGGAAGAAGCTGCTATGAGGTATGTTATAGGTTTAGACCCAGGAGAGAAAGGCGGCATTGCCGTGCTTGATAAAGAAGGAGATGTCGTTGAGGTGTCGAATATGCCAATGACGATGCTGGATATCCTCTCGTTTCTGAGAAATTACCCGTCTGACGAATGCGTCGCTTATCTTGAAAATGTAGGTCACGGGATGCCAGGTCAGTCGTCGGCAGCTACGGCTCGTTTCGCACGTCACAACGGACATCTTGAGATGGCTCTTATGGCTGTAGGCATCAAAACGAACATGGTAACTCCGCAGAAATGGGAGAAGAGCTACCAGTTAGGCAAGAGCAGCGATTATTCAAAGACCGAGTGGAAGAACAGGCTGAAGGCGAAGGCGCAGCAGCTGTTCCCGAAGGAGAGGATTACGCTTGCGGTGTGCGATGCCCTCTTATTGGCTGAGTATGGCAGGAAGCAAGAGCTCGGTAAATAGCGGTCAGTCCTCCGAGGTGCGTTATTGCCGTGAGTGTGCGGAGTGTGTCCCTGTGACATCGTTCCATACGCTCACGGTTCACGGAGGGAAGCCGACGCTTGGCAGGTGTCCTTACAATAAGGCGTGTGTATTGCTCTCTCAGAGGGCTTGCAAGGAGCATTTCAAAGAAAAGTGTTAATAAAATATAAACAAATGCCCCCTGAAAACCTTCATTATCCCCTAAAAACCCCTAAAAACCCACTTTGTGAGGTATTTGGAGATTACTGGAAAAGGTTGTAATTTTGCTCCTGCAATCGAGTAGAGGCGAGGGCAGATAAATGCGAAAAGGCTCTAACGAGCACACGATAGAAACCCCTGCAAAGACCTCTACCTTTTGCGGGGTTTCGCTTTTTATGACGATCCCGAATTTGCGGCAAGAGACGAGCGAGACCCACTCCGTACCGCATCTTAGCAAGGAGGAACATGGCAAAAGGCAAGACTTGAGTCGGGATGCCTGTAAGCGACGGAAGAATGTCGAAAAGCCCGATAGTAAGTAACGGACTTCCACGTTAACTGCCTAAAACGACGCTCCGACAACGGTCAGCAAGTTTTAAGAGAGCCTTCTGCGGAAGTAATTCCGTGGTAAGGGCAAACTCTCTTTCTTCTCAGCCCCTCTTCCGGTAGCATGTTTATTAATAAGAGGAGAAAAATAAAATTGTTGAAAACTCAAAAAATATGACAGAGAGAGAATTGAACATCTCATTGAGGGAGATGGCTCGTTCCGCAGGACTGTGTGACGAGTGGTACGGTGAGTGGTCTGACGACGACACGATAGACATGTGTCTTGACAGGTATGTCAGGGGATTTGACTTCGCCGTGAAGAACGACTACCCATCCATTGACTTTATCCGAAAAAATTTCAGCAGGGATGATTTGCACAGGCACAACATCTACATTGACGAGGATATTCAGATTTCGGATGCTGAGAACGGCTATTATGTGTTTCTTGGCAAGTGCAGTGGTGACCTATGGGTGAACGGCTTCAAGGCTGTTACCGTCTTCGTTCGTCATGGGAGCAGGATCAATGTGGGTTCCTTTGACGGTGCGAGGGTTCAGGTGAGGTACTACGACGGCAGTGACGGTGTGTGTAAGAGTGATGATTACAGTAAGGTGATGAAGATAAGGAAATAAAGAAGGGAGGTTGTCAGCCTCCCCTATTTATTTGCCTCTTTCTTGTACTTGCATGTGTCGCACCTGCTATAAAGGCAGTCCTGGCACCCAGTGGGATAGCGTACTGGCAGGAAGTAGTGTACGGTTCTCTCCTCGTCCTTGACCTCGTCCTGTTTCATGCGTGTGACCTCCACTATGAGTTTCTTGGTGTCAAGCCATTCCTTTGTCCCCGGAGTCATGTTCGCCAGCGCCGACTGAAGGTCGAATATCATGGACTCCTTGGACATCGCCTCAGAGACTATCTCCTTGCGTTCCTTGTTAGAGGTGTTTTTCACGCTTTCAATCTGGTCCTTGCGCAGCACCTGTTTCACGTTGCTTATCCTGTCTTGCACGTAGGATGAGTTTATAAGCCTGTCTATCGCCTCCTTCCTTGCGGACTTGTTCCATGTCAGTCCTTCCCGTATGGCGGCGTTCCACGCGTCCTCTGGCTCCCATCCGACTGCGCAAAGGTCCGCGAATGCGAGTTCCTGCGGCTTCAGTTTGTACTGTTTAGCGAGTTTCTGCTGTTTTGTCGATACAATAATATCCATAAGCCTTATCTATTCCAGTTATTGCGTCCTTCCCAGTTACGGTTCTCGTCGTAAATTCTTCCGCTCCTGTTGGGTCTTCCTCCGTTCCCAGTATTGATGTCCTGTCCTCCTCCAGACTGTTGCGCCTTAATTTTCTTGATTTCGAGTTCCGTTTCCGTCCGCTGTTCTTCGAGCTCGAACTGCGCATCGAGTTTGCGTTTGGCGAGGTTTTCAGCGAGAATACGTTCAAACTCATCGTTTTTAGCATACTTAGATGCACGTTCCGACGCAGTCTGCTTGCTAAGGAACTCGTTTTGCACTCCAGTAGCGAGGTTAGTCATCAGTTCCGTGTCGTTTTGGTGTATATACGGCTCTATCCATGCGTTGATATTGAGTGTCATGAGCGATGCCTGACAGTTTTCCTGGAATCCGTATGCGAACTTGACGATACGTATGAGTTGGTTAAGGAACGGCTGCAGTTTTTGCGAGTCGTGTATAGCCAGTTCGATGGCAGGGGAGAATAGCAGCTTTACGGCAACGCCTGGAAGGTCTCCTGATTTCAGCTCTGGTGGTTTCACTCCGAACGACTGCTCGTATATCATATCGTACAGCAGTTTGAGCTGTGTATTGAACGCTGTCGATACGTCAGGCTTATTCATGAATCCAGCTTCTCCGTCAGAGTCTTCGATTTCGATATATTTCACGGCTCCAGTGAGTTCGTCGGCATTGAAATGCACTCCGTCTCCTCTTGACCACATAATAGGGAAGGCGTATGCCCTGTTATTTTCGCAGAAGTAAGAGAAAGCCTCCTCGTATGTTTCGATAGTTGCCTGTGACGGTATAAAGCATGCTCCTTCATCTTCCCTGTGATAAGCTACAGGACAGAAGTCGAATCCGTGTTCCTTGATTTCGTAAATCTGGAATCCAGAGATTCCGAACACCTCCTTGATGCGTTGTACGATATTTGACACAACACCTTTATTCATTCCCCTTCTTGCCCGGTACAGGTATTTATCGTCCCATACTTCAACAAATTCGGTAGTATATTTCCCATCCTCGTCGATGTCGTAGTACCTACGTGCGAAAATTTCCATTTCGTCGGAGTCAGCCTTGTAGTGCGGGTATAGTGAATCGCCGTCCATATATGATAATGTACGTGCGCATGCTTTTCCGTTTTCGTCGAAATACCCGACGACGGCAGTATCTCCTACGATTTTTATTGACCTGACCGCCTTATAGAAGTTATACTCCATGTCCATATCGAGCCATCCCTGTCTGAAAGTGATGAGGTCGAGCTGTTTCTGTTTCTCCTTCAGTTCGCTCTCAACCCTTCCTGACAGTTCGAACTGCACGTCGTTACCAACGATATGTACAATTTGCTTTGTTGCGATAACCTTTTGGAAAGCGAATGCCGTTCGCATGATAGGCTGCACGTAATACTTCTTAGCCTCCTTGTCAAACTTTACGATGTCAGGATAGAGGGTCGGGTCGTTGATGGCATGTCCCGACGGGTAATACATACGCAGGAAATCGGCCTGCGTCAAGACTTTCATGGTCGGCCTGTCCTGTGGCTCCACGACCCTTTGCCCTCGTTTCACCGTCCTGTGTAACTTATAGCCTGACGGCAAGATTTCAAAGAACGGTTCCCTGACGAGGATTTCCTTGTAGTTGAGAATGTTGTTATCCATTTCTTTTTACCTTTACTCTACGACGTTGCCGTCGAATTTATATACACCATGTGCCAGTGGCACGTTTATGTTTCTTAGTCCGCAATCTAAAAATTTGTCGGAAGATGAGAGATTCAAAGAAGTCTGGTGAGTGTCCTATGATTTTCTTCATATCGGCCTTTGATATAATCTGGAAAGCCTTCCCCTCAGACTCCTTTGTACGCCTGATGCACTTACGCTCCTTCATGAGAATGTCGCGCAGTTTAGTTTTTCCATATCCGTGTCCGTCGAACGTCAAGTCGAGGATATTCTGGTCTATGGAAAGTTCTTCGTCACGGAACATCTTATATAAAAGTACTGCGCATTGCGACTTGAGGTCCTTGTATAGTTTCTTGATACCATCTTCCTCTTTTTTGCTGAGTGCGATAGGTGCAGCCTGGTTGATGAATTTTACAGCATCCGGCAAGTGTCCTTCAAGAATCTGCCCAATACCTTGGAAGTCGTATGCGAAGTTCTGTTCTTCGACGCCCCACTCAGCCAGCTTTGCCTTTATAACTGCTTCGAGCGTCTTTGAGTCGTATCGACAAACATACACATCTTTTATATGCCATCCCTGCCACAGCCACATCACGCAGTTATCGCCTCCTTGCAGAGCGATATCCGCAGTGGCATATAGCGTATTGCTGTCAGAAGAAGAATCATCTGACGCTATTGTGCTCTGTATAGAGTTGTCGAAGAAACGCATCATATCATCCATTTTGATAAGGTCGTCACCGGCGGATCGGAACTTCCAGTTTCCGTCGAGGTCACGACTCTGCTGCTCCTCGTCCTGATTAGCGAGGTTTCCTATATACCCAGGGTCAGACCTGAGCAGTATCTTGTTGTCTGACAGCTTAGCCTCAACGAAGCACACCGACTTCACCATGATATCCTGCGGGCTGCCTGATTCCGCGTACTCAGCCTTCCAGTGCTTCATGATGTCCGTCTTGCATTTCTCGAAGACTTCCTCTCGTGTATCTCCCCACACAATCTCGTTGACGTCGTTTCCCTGCATATAGCAGTACTTGACCACACCGTCCATCTCTGGTATCGGGTATCCTGTCTCATAGTCTAGCCATCCTCCGTTGAACAGGAACGTGGCTACCCATGAGTCAGGGTCAGGGTTGCATGTTCCCCAGAAACGAGAGTGTATTCCGTAAGCGTTACGATTATTCGTAAGCAAGTATTTGAATTTCTTGTAGGAGCAGTGTGTTATCTCGTCTATGCCTATGAATGCGAACTGCTTACCCTGGAATCTTTTCTTGAACGATTCCCAGTCACCCTCGAAGTAGTTGAATTTAAGGAATCCTCCAGCATAGAAGTTCCAAGTCATGTCGATGAGCGACTTATTGTAAGTTCCGTACTGCTCGAACACCTCGTAAGACGTATCTACGAGGTCTTGTAAGTCAGGTTTCTCGTTACGCAGAATAACAGAGCGGAAGTTTTTCGTCTGTGCGTCTTTGAGTGCTTCAAGCAGCAGGGAGTACGACTTACTTCCTCCACGGCAGCCTCCACCGATAGTGACATCAGCAGGAGAGGACAGCATATTCTCCTGTCCACCTGCCTGCGCTATGATGTTATATCTGTCTCTATTATCTCGCAGGCTTTGTATATACTCCTGTGTCTCAACAGGGTCGCCATTCGGCAATGTCAGTCCTGAAAACCTTCTCAAAACCAGTAAATTTGCATAAAAATACAATATTTTTTGCAAAAATACGTAATTTTATTTGGAAATTGCAAATTTTCTGCATATTTTTGCAAGTGATATTGCATATTTATTCAATTTAGTGGATTTCAGCCCCTGGCGTGGGGCAAAATCGCAGGATGGAGCAGTTGGTAGCTCGCTACGCTCATACCGTAGAGGTCAGGGGTCCGAATCCCTTTCCTGCAACAAAAGTTACTGAAGCACAGTAATATTTAACAAAAAACAGGATAACATTTATGGAAAGAGAAGAACTCTTACAGCAAGTGAACGAGAGCCTTGAAAATGACGGAAAGAAGCTGTCATCCACTCTCAGTGAAGAAACCATCAACGGTGAGTTAGACGAAGCCTTGGAGGACATCGGTGAAGATGAAGAAGCTAACAAGGCAGTCGTTAGTAAGCTGGCAAAGCGCCTGCTCCGCATGGACGGCAACCTGCACAGCAACGTGTCAAAAGAAGTGACAGCGTATAAGGCAGCTCACCCCAAGCAGGAAAAGAAGCAGGAGGTAAAGCAGAATGTTGCGACCTCAGAGGACGACGAAAAGTACGCTCAGCTATTGAAACGCTTGGACGCGATGGAAGAAGCCCAGAAGCAGAAGGCAGACAAGGCAGCGAAGGACGCAACAGTTGCCGATGTGAAGAAGGGTTTGGAGGCCAAATTCAAGGAGGCCAACATCGAGGCTAACCAGTACATTCTGAAACAGACTCTTCGTGATTTGGAGATCCCAGATGCGGAAGACGGCAAGCAGGTTGACATTGACGGTCTCATCAAGACGACCGAGACAGCCTACTACAAGAACCTGAAAGAAGCAGGTCTTGACAAGAAGGACACTGGAAGGTCTCACAGAAGCAACTTCTACGGCGGCAAGGGTAAGAGTATGCTCGATGCAAGATTCGAGAAGAAGGCCGCAAAGGAAGGATGGGGTAAGAAAGACTGACTTCTGATTTCCTTTTGCATCCTTTAACCGCAGACAGTCGGCTTTTAAGGTAAAAAGATTGTTTAACAAAAAAAAGAAGAAAAGATGAAGAACGCAGTTATTCAGACTGGCAACACTTTTGACTCTCAGTCATTCAGTGTTGGTCATGCCCGCAAGGTATGGCGTCGTATCGAGGAACAGCTTCCCGGTTACGGCATGATTAAGAACGTTTCCGATTTCGTTTCTGACGGCCTTATTCGCTCTGGCATGGCTATTGTCAAGGACACAGCCTCTGGTGCTGACGAGAAGGACATCAAGGTACTGACATGGGCGCAGCTCCTGGCAGGTATCGCAGCACAAGGCGGAATCGACTCTCTCGGCATCATCGGCTTCTTACAGGAGGATGTTCCTGTAACGAGCGCAGGCACAGTTGCCACAGGCAACGTGATTGTAAAAGGTGAGATTTACGACTACATGATGGGTGACACTCCTGAGAACGCAGCCACCATTGCTGCTGCCGTAAAGGGTATGACTCAGAAGAACGGAATGAACATCCGTGTGGTAGAGTAAAGTGTAACGAAAAAAGAAAGGAAAAAGGATATGAGAACAATACCAGTTTCTTTGCGTGACATGGTGCAGCTCGGCCTCTACGGTGAGAACATGCAGACCTTCGTAGACCACTACGAGGAGAAATTCAATGCCATCACCATTGAAGGTTTCGATTTCGCACCTACGAGTTTGAATTACTCGTTTGCGCAGATGTTATCCAAGGTCGGTGCCACTGTGCTTCCTACCTATGTAGACCCAGAGAGTGAGGGTTACGAGATGCCTCTCGGAGCTGTTGAAGGCAAGACAGGCAATATCCCGACGCAGAAGTTGTTCTACTCCGTCAACCGAGTGATTGTACGTGAGCAGATGCAGCTTGCACAGCGTTTCGGAGAAGCTGCCCTTGACGACGAGATGGCAGGTGTGATGTTCGACCTTCTTGACGAGGGTATGGACGGTCTTATCCAGGCATTCGTCAACGCCCTTAACCATCAGCGTCATCAGGTTGTGTCAACAGGCCAGTTCACCATTAACGCCACCAACAACCCCCGTGGTATCAAGGGCGTTACCATCGGTTTCAACATGCCTAATGCCAACAAGGAGGTGCTGACAGGCACAGCTCGTTGGTGGACTAACGCAGACCATACCACTGAGGGTAAGGATTCTGACCCATTGGACTACATGCAGAAGCGTGTAAAGACCATCCGTCGCGTGTTGCACTACAACGGACCTCTGCGTCTGGAGATTTCTCAGGACCTGTGGGACGACCTGCTTGGCCACAGCAAGGTATTGAGCCGTCTGGCAACATTCTTCTATGCTACTGTTGAGAACGACACTGTTCGTTTGGCAGCTTTGCAGAACAAGGACGAAGAGTCCATGAAGGAGGCTATCCGTCGCATCATCCGTGTTGACGAGATTGTTGTCCGTGAGACCTATGCTTTCGTAGCCAAGAAGGGTGTCAACGCTGACGGCGAGCCCGATTTGGTTTCTGAGCGTATCGACAACTTCGATCCGAAGAATATTGCATTCATTCCTACAGGTGAGCTCGGTAAGATTCAGGGTGTTCAGCCTCTGTCAATGGGTTATGACCCAGAGAAGATTGCCTACGCCCTCGGCAACCGTCTGCTTATCGAGCAGGAGGACGTTCCTCGCACCCACAGTATCAATGTCAACGGTGAGATGGCACAGCTCTGTGTCCCCAACCTCATCCGCAACATGTACATCAGTACTGTAACAGCGTAAGGATTAAAAGTCAGAAGCAATGTCTGAGAGCAAGAATGATACCACAAAGGTTTACACGGTCGAGGACTGGCTCTTCGGCTGTGTGAACTTTGCCGTTCCGCAGGAGGCCACGAACGGAATATGCGCTGTTAGGCGTGTTGATCCAAGCGACCACTATGCAGAGGAGGTTGATGTTATTGTCGGTGAGGGTGAAGAACCCAAGCAGATTGATATTCGCCTGCTCAAAGCAGACCTTTATAAATGGATAGTGCTTGGTCCTGGAAAGGTGAACAACACCTCCGATTCAGATAACGGCTGGAGTCATTCCGACGGCGGCTATACGTTGTCAAAGGATGACAAGCGTCTGTTGATGGACGAAGCCAACGCCATTTACGAGGAACTGGAACCAGAAAGTGTTTTCGGAAAGAAGAAAATCCGTGTTCACTCTTTCGGTATCATGCCTGCGCGACGTGATTTGGATGGAGAACCGTTACCAAGGATTAAGGTATGAGAAAGGTGAAGGTAGAAAACCCCCGTTACCCCCACGACATACGTATCGTGCGTCTCGTTACTGGCGGATGGCTGAGCGACGAGGAAGAGCGCGAGGTTGTTATATACGAGGGCTGCGGAAGGTCATATACCGACACCACCACTACAGGCGACGCAAACGTTGACACGAACAAGCGCAAGGCGAGTATTCCTGTACGTTTTGACGAGTGGCCTGCTGCCGAGGAAGGTACTCAGACGCTAATACCTATGAGCGGTGATATTCTGTACGTTACCAAGGGTAATATCCGCGAACAGTGGGAGGTGAAGGACTTCGAGCCCGACAACAACCGCAGCGTGGTGTACGGAGAGATGAACAGGAACCTGAATATGGACGAATAGCTATGGCAAGGACTGAGAGGGAGAATTTTAAAGCTGTCTTTGAGAATATCAAAAAGAAAGCTGTTGACATGGCAGAGAAGAAAATGATTCAGACGATGCCCTCCGTCGCAGAAACCTTGAGAGACTATGCTCTTGACACCATGAAAAGTCTTGGCAAGAGGTCAATGACAGGTAACTACATCAACTCTTTCGGAATAGCCCTGTATCGAGATGGCAAGTTTGTGGCAGTAGCTACGACACACGACATCGAGGGCAAGTCACCGATACAGATGACGCTTGCAAAGGGGGACACTTTCGAGAGCCAGCAATGGCGATACGAGGGCAGGTGGCAGTTTAACGATTTCCAGGCACCAGAGGGAGAACACAGGTTCTATGCTCACACTGAGGTACTGAGATGGCTGAAAGCCAACCCTCCTTCAAAGAAGAAAGGACTTTCCTACCGTGTTGTGTCTGTTGTTGACTACACAAAGATGCTTGGAGGCGACACCGTACTTATGCAACTCGCATACGACGTGCAGACTAAGGGAGGTATAATTGAGCAATTCAAGTTCGCATAAAGATGATAACACCAGAGGACATATTGGAGGTTATGGGACGGCGGGTTTCGGGTGTATGCCCGAAGGTGTTCCCGCAGGACAGACCGAACGCCACGGACGCGCCTCTCAAGGAGTTCATCGTGGTTTCCCTCCCGTACTCAGAGTCCAACAAGATTCTTGGTGAGGACGATGACTGGTGGCTTGACATGACAGTTGTTTACGAGATATATGTCGCCGATAAGAAGAACGCCAGCAACCCCAAGGAGTTGAATACCAAGAGGATGAAGACTCTGAGAGAGAACATCAGAGCACTGTTCCCGATAGTGGACGATGAAAATCGCTTCATCATCACAAGGCCGAGGACTGTTATCAATGCTTCCAGCGACGGAAACGGCTATCATCTCTCACGCATTCAGGCAAAGCTGACGACAATGGTTTAAATACTTTTTAATAACTAAAAAAATAGAAAGGATAACGATTATGGCAATGAAAACTAAGAAACAGTTGAAGGATGTGTTCGGCGGTATCTCTTCCATGTGGTATCAGAGCACAGAACTCGACCTGTCTTCGTTGACAGGCATCGAGATTACCCCAGAGTATGATGTACCTGTAAAGGTTGACACCATCGAGTTGGAGCAGGGCGACCCCTCCATTGAGCACTACAAGGTTATCGGTCTGCCCGGTGACTGGATTACGAGCTCTGAGGCTGGCGACATCGACCTGTCTTTCCGTGTTCCCACCAAGCACAACGACATTCTGAAGTTGGCTTACGGTGAGGACGCTGTCAAAGACATCACAGGTGCTACCGTAGACGATGTAGAGTACAATGGCACAGCCCTTACTCTCGTTGACAAGCAGGTTGAGGGAACGTTCATTCTGGTGAACGCCAACAAGACCAAGCTGATGATTCTGGCCAACACTACACTGTGGGCAAAGCCTGTCATCGACAGCGATGCAAAGGGTGTGTTCGCGCTCGACTTCAACGGAACCATCGAGAGCGACGGAACGACTCCTGACATTCTGTTCCTGGAGAAGGCCCCTGAGAACAGCGGTCCTTCTACGGAGGGATAAGAGTCATTCTCCCTGAGATGAAGAAACCGAGGTGGCGGGCGGACATACCGCTTGCCACTTTTTCGTAAAAAGGAAAAGCAGTATATGAAAGAAAAGATAGAACAGCCGAAGATAGACATACAGGAGCTATTGAGCGACTTGATGGAGCAGGAGCCAGAGACCGTCATGGTATGTGGTAAGAAGTACCGCATAGGATGGCTGAAGAAATACACCGTCCGCAAGTTCTCGCACATCATGGTAAAGGAGAAAGACCCGTGGAAGCGCAGCGTGAAGGTGTGCTCATGTATCCTGCTGAACAGGAAGCTCGGTCTCCTGACGTGGTTTCTTCTCCATTGCTGGTACTGGATATACTGGAGATGGCTGTACTATGTGATGGATATGGACCAGGTGGAGGTCATGGGAGTGCTTGATGCCTCCAAAAAAAAAATTCAGTCGGAGCCATTGGCGATAGCTACCATATTAGCGACAGGCATGATGGATCTGATGATGAGCGAGGCACGACACGAACGTACCCAAGCCGGACAAGCTGGGGAGCAGCCTACTCGTTAGGCGAGAAGTTCCCGTTCCTTCTTGAGCGCAAGTTCGGAATAGCGGCTTACGACTACTGGTATGGCTACAGTTCCTGCCAGATAGACCTGATGCTGATTGACCAGCCTGTGATAGACTACGGCAGCAGCGAGAGGAAATCAGAGAGGTCGATCTTCGGCACACGTGAAGAGTATGACGAGATGGAGGCACTTGTGGGCGCCTGGGAGGCTCAGAATACTGAGAGCATGGTAGGAAAGAAGGTGGACTTGAATGAGTTTATGAAGGGGAAGATGTAGGTTATTCCTCAACCTTTATCCATTTATCTTCATCTCTGAACTTAGCCCCAATTCTTAAAGAATGCTGGGTATTGTCGAAAAAATCAATCTCATTACGTTCACAGAACTCAAAAACTTCAAGATATATGCTTTCAGAACCATCATCTCTATTATTATAAAATTCAACAAGAATTGGCTCCTCGTCTGTAGTCCACATAAGATAATATTCGGACGGTTTAACATTTTCTTCTTCGTCTATAATCTCTGAATTACTTGGGTCTTCCTGCATAGCGTATCTTTCGATAATACATATTGAATCAGAAGAAAACCTCATTTTTACATAATTGTCATATGGAGATATGTACTTCTTAGAACGCTCAATAGCAATCTCTTCAAGAGACGGTTTTGAACAGGCTACAAACAATGCGGCAACGATAAACGAGAGTAGTATATTTATTCTTTTCATGCTGCAAATATAATAAGATTTTTCAAGATAACAACAAAATAAATAAAAATATTATGGCAAGCAATGACAAACTTTGGTTTGAGATGGGTGTCCGTGATGACGTCACGAAAGTATTAGATAAACTTATCGGCAAAGCTAATGATTTGCAGAAGGCACTTTCTATTTCAGGAAAAGACCCAATAATTCCTGGATTTAAAGAAAGTTATGACAACATCACAAAACTTGAGGTAGCTATTGAAAAAATAAGAGGTAGCATCAGAAGTGTCCGTACTGCAAAAATGAGTGTTACAGACCCCAAAGACATTGCAAACCTTAATAAGATACTATCCAAGCTGGAGGAGATGCGGTCAAGGGTTAAAGCCTTTATCAGTGAAGCGAGAAAGAATCCTAAATCTATAATGAATGATGGTGTTGCCGACGCATTTCTTTCTGGCATCGGTTTTGACACAGCTATAGCACAGGCAACAAATAGAGCAAAAGGTTACGAGGTTGCATTAAAAAACAACACAAGAGCGGCAAAGGAAAGCGCGCAAGTAAACGAAAGCCTTATAAAAACATACAACGAGATTTCAAGTTCTGGAAAGAATGTAAATGTTGTTTTGACACAGATGCAGCAACAATTTGCAAGTTTTACGAGCTTGTACGGAATTGAGCGGTTGCTTAAATCTGTTATCACAATCGGCGGCCAGTTTGAGTTCCAGCATATTGCTTTGCAGAATATCTTAGGAGACGTTCAGCAGGCCAATACCCTTTTCGGTCAATTACAGACATTGGCTATTGAATCTCCTAAGACTTTCATGGAACTTACATCCTATACCAAGCAGTTGTCTGCATATCAAATTCCTTATGAAGAACTTTACGATACCACAAAGAGACTTGCAGATTTGAGTACAGGTCTTGGTGTTGACATGTCTCGTCTTATTCTTGCTTACGGTCAGGTACGAAGCGCAGCAGTGCTTAGAGGACAGGAGTTGCGTCAGTTCACTGAGGCAGGCATTCCTTTGGTGCAGAAACTATCGGAAGAATTTACAAAACTCAACGGAAAGGTTACTACTACTGGAGACGTCTTTGAGTTAATCTCTAAACGAGCCGTTCCGTTTGAGATGGTTAAGAAGATATTATGGGACATGACTTCCGAGGGAGGCCAGTTCTTCAATATGCAGGCAGAACTTGCAGACACGCTCTACGGTAAATGGCAGAAACTGCAAGACCAATGGCAGATAACATTGGGACATATTGCAGACGGAGAAAAAAGTTCTGGAAAATTCCTAAAGACAACACTTGAAGGCTTTGTTAAACTTGTGTCATTGTTTGACACACTACTGCCATTGTTTAGTATGTTTGCAGTAGGTAAAATGAGTATGGGAATCTTTGAGAAGGGAAAAGGTGTCTACAACAAATACACAGGACGAACAGCTGCTAACAACTGGCAAATCGCAAAAGAAAAAGAAGCGCTGCGCCTTGAAAAGGAGCGTTTGATATACGGGAGACAGTTGACGGCAGAAGAACAAAAACTTGTCAAATACAAAAACCAACTTGTTGCTACTGATATGAGACTGTTGGTGTTGCAAGGTGAAATTAACGAAAAGCAACTCGCACAACTTGCCAACGCAGGAGAGTTAAACAGACTTGAATTTTACAGATTTATACGTGCGCAAGGATATACACTTGAGCAGTACAAACAGATAAAGAACGGCAATCTACAAATGCTGCAAGGAGGTGGAAGTTTTATTGGAAACCTTCTTAAAGGCGGATGGAACATGATGGGTGGCTGGTTTGGCATGATAACGACATCTATAGGATTAATCATGTCATTACAAAGTAACGCATCCCAAAAAGCAGAAGAAGCCACCAATGCAGCCAAAGGTGCTGCTGATAACATCCTAAAAGAACTGAAAGATGCCAACACAATCTACAACGAACTTTCTAACAAACCTCCAAAAACAACGGAAGAAAAGGCGGCTTCCATTAACAGAATGGCGGAAGCACTTAAACAAGTCAACGCCTATACTCCAGAATTAGAAAGAAACCTTGAAAAAGCGTCTGATTCTGAGAAATACGTCATCCTACACAAACGATTGGAAGGTGTTGCTTCTAAATACCTTGAGATGAAAGATAATGTAGAGGCGTATATAGAAGCAGCAAACAGAGTTGGTGAAGGCAACTGGTTTACAAGGATGTTTAACGATCCGATGTTAGAAGACCTAAAAGGTCTTGCTACAGCAAACAGAGAGAAAAAGGTTGCAAAGGCAATGGCTGACAGGATGGGGGCTGCTTTGAAGAAAGAACTTAAAGCGATGCTTCAAGATTCTGGAGAATGGAAAGATATTCAAGACTCATGGAGTTGGGATCGGATATACAGGAATTTAAAAGAAACGGGTAAAAGTGATTTTTATGTAAGACTTGGTAGAAAAAAAGGTAATACTACTGATAAAGAAGAAAAGGAGTATTGGGAAGAACTTATTAATCTTTCTCAGAAATATAGAGAATCTTTATACAAAGTAAAAGATGCAAGAGATGAGGTTGATAGTCAGATGCCAGAATCAGTAGAATACTGGTATATGGCACTGCAAGAAAAGGCATCTCTTAACAACGTCATTCTTAAAAATCTCGGAAAAGAAGGGAGAGAAGAGGATGTACGAAAAGTTGATCAATGGATTAACGACATTGTTGGTAGTATGGAGCTTGATCCAGAAACCACACAAATGGTTCGTGAAAAGATTCTTGAAAAGCTTCCGAAAGACCTCAAGGCTCGCATAGAAGCTCTCCCTGCGCTTAACAAATCTAATTTATCCAAATGGCAAGAAGAACTTCAAAGATACTTCAATGATAATTCATTAAATGTCCCTATTGATGTTCAGACTTCTCTTGAGAAAGTTGAAAAACAACTTCAAGAAAAGAAAAAGGAGTTCCAAGAGCAAATGGATAGAGGTAAGGGAATCCTTATCAGATTTGGTGCCGACTTTAGCAACCTCGAAGCAAGCATAGAGGCTCTAAAGAAAAAGTATCCGTTTTTATCCTTCTTTCTCAACAAAGCAAAGGAAGATTACACGGAAGGCTCTTCTGGTGTCGAGAAAATAGACAAGGCAGGAAAAGATCTTGGTTTAAATGTCAACGGCAAAACCAAGAAATCTGGAAATGGCTCGAAGAAAGACACGGAACTGGAGAAAGCACAAACGCGGCTTGAGGAAATCAAGAAGTTCTATGCCGAATACAAGAAATACAGAGAGGTGTACGGTTCTGAAAAAGCTCAGAGTCTTGTCGAGGAAATATTCGGCATGAAGCCAGGGGAAGGAGACAAAATAGTAAAGGACTATAAGTCTTCCATCAAGAAAATCCTCGACAGTCTTCCAGATAACGGCAGCGAGGCCCGTAAGAAGTTCAAGCTCGGTGGCAACCAACTGTTAGGTGATGTAGACCTGGATAAAGCTAAGCAACAGGCGGATTATGTCCTGAAGGATGTGCAGGAGTACCTCAGCAGGCAGACCGAGCAATGGAATCTCTACAGGACGCTGTTTGAGAAGACGGGCGACCGGGACTTCGCCATGAATGCTTTTCGTGACGGTATGGTATGGGACGACCTGTCACGTCAGTTTGCCGACGACCTCCGCGTAGCTATTGAAGGTGCAGGAAAGAATCTCAACGTCAACAAATTGCTTGGCATGACCGAGGAGCAGGCAAAGGAAGCGTTGAAAGGTGTTGAGGGTGGTTATGCTCTTTGGAAGAAAACGTCTGACCTCGTCAGAAAGAACTACAACAAGGCGCTGAACGACGGTGTTGCCGCAATGGAGAAACAGTATGATATTACGGAGAAGATAAGAATAGAGCGAGAGCGAATTGCTGAACTTGAGAGACAGAGGGACAACACAACCGATCCTGCTGTCAGGAGGTCTTTGAGCGCCGAGATTCTCAATCGTCAGAAGAACCTTGACAACCAGGAGTACGAGAAGTTCAAGCAGAGCTCGGAGTATGTTCAGTTCTTCGGTTCCATTCTTACTATGGCGGACGATACTATGGAGCGAACCGCCCAGACTATCAGGGACAGGCTTATTGTTGAGCTGTCTAGAGGTAATATTTCCGCACATCAATATGCCAAGGCTCTGAAAGATGTGAGCACGCAGCTTGAGAAAGGTCGTACAGCCTTCAAGGGACCAAAGGGCGCTTTCCTTGACGGAGGACTCAAAGGTCTCGTGGAATACAGGGAGCAGGAGTCCGCAAATGCCGCACGGCGTGTTGAGGAGGCAAGGAAAGAACTCGAAGAGCTCCAAAAAAGGAGAGAAAGAGGCGAGGAGATTTCCAAGATTGATGAGGAATCAGCCAAGGCAAGACTTGAGATGGCATTGCAAATGCTCGGTAATACGAACAAATTGTCTATTGCCATGCAGAATTTTGCGAGTTTTGCCGCCAAGGCTGGAAAAGCACTGGCAATCATCCAGGGAGCCTTTAACGGTTTCGCTCAGGTAGGTCAGAGTATTGCCGAAACATTGAGGGCTTTTGGTGACGACTCTACGGCAAGTGACTGGCAGACTATGTCAGATTCCTTCAACGCAATGACTCAGGCGATATCTCCTTTGCAAGATGTAATACAGAATGCCATGAACGGTAACGTCAGCGGTATTATCTCAAGCGTTATCAGCGCTCCTGTCAAGATGATAACTGGTCCTATTACGGCGTTCGCAAAGATGCACGACGCGGCGTTGCAGGAGGAGATAGAGGCTTCCCAGGCGCGTCAGAAGGAGATGGAGACGTTGTTCGAGAATGTGGAGAAAGTGCTCGGTCGCGTATTAGGTGGCGTGTATGAGTTCTCGCGTTCAGAGAACAGCAAGACGTTCCGTGACGAGTTTAACAAAGAAGCCATTAAAAGGATTGCGTATGACTCAATTTACCAAAGATACAAGGACTCAAGAGACTTAAACAGCATTACTGGAAGGATTCTAAAGGGTATAGCTGGTAGCGACGCAACCGTCGGCTATTTTAAGACCGCTGCGGAGACGCAGGAGTATTATGATATGCAACGCGCGTTATTGGCAGCGCAGCAGCAGGAACTGCAACGGCAGTTGTCCGCCGAGGAGGACAAGAAGGACTCTGACGCAAATGCCATTGCGGATTACAAGCAGCAGATAAAGGACCTTGGTGACCAGATCCAGTACTTCGCAATGGACATGGCGAAGGCTCTATACGACATAGACCTCCAGTCATGGGCTTCCGAACTGACTGACGCTGTTGTAAGCGCATGGGAGAACGGTGAGGACGCAGCAGAGGCTTACACAAACAAGGTGAAGAGCCTGATGAAAGACCTCACCAAGAATATCCTTACAAAGAAGGTCATGGAGAAAGCGTTTGAGCAGGCTGGTATAGACAGTATCATCACAAGGATGATGGACGCTACAAGCGGCAAGCTCGACTACACTTTGATACCTGAGTTGTCGAAAGCTCTTGCGAAGGCTGGGCAGGACTCTACCGATATCATCACCCGTGTCCTTGACGAGATGGAGAGGCAGGGGTACATTGATAAAGGAGAAGGCAGCGGCGGAGGTTCCGTAACAAGTGGCATCAAGGCAATCACGGAGAACACAGCTGACCTGCTTGCCTCGTACCTCAACGCCATCCGTGCTGATGTCTCGGTGAACAGGGGAACGTTGCAGCAGATACTCCTTGCTGTACAGAGCCAGGCGCAGATGCCTGTTATAGCGCAGGCGCAGCTGCAGCAGTTGCAGAGCATATCAGCCAACACCGGCAGGAACGCACAGGCAGCCGAGGACATCCTTAGGCTCCTGAACCTAGCGACGGTAGACGCGTCACACGGATTCCATGTCAACTAAAGATAGAAGGGGGCTGCATCACGCGGCCCCCTTCTTGTTAACCAACTAAAAGTCACGTTATGTTGTACTTTTAGCGTTTGCAAAATTAGCGAAAATATATTGTTTGACAAAAGAATATGCAAAATTTTATATTTTTATGTATAAAAATACATTATTCTTGCATATTTATTCAAAAATTATTTTTATCTTTGCAAAAAATCAGGATAACATGTTACGGCTATGGCAAAATGGATGAACTTTTACATACAGAGAATGGGAACGAACGGAAGCGGTTCCTCGTACCCTGTCTACGAGTCAGTGAGACAGTGGGGAGTGTGGTGTAAGGCTATTCCGTTTTCCATTATGGAGAAGGCGAAAGAACCAGCCAAGAGGTCGTTTTTCGATGAGCACGGAGACGATGAGTACATACCCTCTGGCGGTCTTTTCGCCGAGGCATACACGATGAAGATAGAGTTCGGCTGCAAGAAGATGCCTGCGAGGACTGTTGAGGGTGTGACGATACCAGCCGTTGATGATGTAAGGCAGAAGGTCGGCGCTTTCATCGCCTACCTGAGAGAGTCAGGCATGATGAGGCTCTATTCCTCTTATACGAGAATCGGCAGGCAGAATGTAAGGCTTGAGTCGGTGTCTAATGATGCCAAATGGAAGAGCGAGGACGGTCAGGAGTTCCTTGTGTTTACAATTAATTTGAAGGTCAACGATCCGGTTACGGACATAACATTATCAGTGTAGTATGAGCAGTTGGACGATATACAGCCGTCAGGGAACGCCGAAGTACACAGTAAGGGATCTGGAGTACCATGATATATGGATGGGGGAGGAGTATGTGACGGTAAGCATCACATCGCCCACACCCATTGACCTTTCCATTGGTGACTATCTCGTCTACCGTGGTCTCACGTATTCCGTCTACTCTGTCCCCGGAGCCTTGAAGCAGGCGAGGAGGAACACTTACGGCGAGGCTTTCAAGTACGATAACGTTAAGCTGTCGTCGAGAGGCACGGAGCTTACCGACATGCGTTTCCTTGATTACGTCCTTGACGACAACAACATACACTACACGTCCCTTCCAACATTCGGTTTCTATGCCGAGACGGTGGACGACCTTCTTGACCGCCTGCAGGCTAACACGGACAGAAGCGGCGTGCAGTGGCTTTTCATCTCCCCGTCATACAACCGCACCATGCAGCGTTATGAGCAGGGAACTCCTGCGTATCAGGAGGCTGCGCGGCTGTGGGAGCAGTACATCGGCGGCTCGCATGAGGATCCAGTATACGAGAAGACTGATGTCAACATATCCGTTGACAAACAGAGCGTGTGGGACGGTCTTACTCCTATCAAGAACGACTTCGGTCTCAACTTCGTGATGAGGGAGAGGGCTGTCATAGTCGGTGGTGAGGGTATAGCCGCAGGTCATGTATTCCAGTACGGCAAGGGTAACGGTCTTTATCAGATAGAAAGAGTTGCCGACCAGGACCAGAAGGTCACCACGAAGCTCTTCGCCTACGGCTCTGACAAGAACCTTCCCGTCCGCTACTACGCCAACCTTACCCGTATATGTTTCGCCAAAATGTACTTGCGTCCGTCGGTAGATAGCAACATCCTGTATCTCGACCTTGTTTGGAACAGGTCTTATGTCACGGGTGCAGCTGACTCAGATGGCAAGTTTCCCGTTGTAGTGAGCATTAACGGCACGACGTACAATGTCAAGGCTTATCCGATGGAGGTCGGTGCCAGAACGTTGTTTACCATAGAGGCGAGTGTTTCCCTCGGATTCGTGACGAGAAGCATGGAGATAGATTTCGTCAGCGGAATCGACAAGGATAAGTTCCCTGCGTCGAACGTCAGACAGGAATCGGGAGCATTGCCCAACAACATGGCTGTGCAGGTCCTGATGCTCCCAGGATTCCCCATATATGCTCTCTCTGACCTTTGCCGTTGCACGTATAGCGGAGGCTATACCATCTTCGAGGTAAGGAAGACTCCATCGGACTCTTACAGCGAGTTCATGAGGGTGGAGGGTAACCATCCCGTCACGTTCAGCGAAGACCCTTTGCAGCCTTATATACTAAGCGGCAACGCTGACGCCATGGGTATCAAGGAGGGAGACGTGCATTTCGTCGAGGACAACGACGACAACGGGCTGAAGGAGATATATCCGAGCATAGAGGGCATGACCCGTGGCGATGTTGAGGGAACGTCATCCACCGAGCGCCTTGACGAGATCGTGTCTTGTGACGTGATACAGGACAACGGTGTCTTTGCGGAGGGTGTGGAGATTCAGAACTTCAACCTTGTCCTGAAGGATATAGGTTTCAATCTGAAAGAGGCGTTTGACAACGCTGGCGGCAACATGACAATCTCGATGAAGGACGGCTACTGCGGTGGTCGTGACTTCAGTGTCCACAGCGTAACCGCAAACAACAACGGCACATGGACCCTGAATGTCGAGCGTTCGCACGACGAGGGTCTTGACCTCTGGTTCCCGTACTCAACAAACGCCGCCATAGGACAGGCACCGACATCAAACGAGCCGTATCAGATACGAACGGGAGACCATTTCGTCCTGACGGAGATAGAGATAGGCGACACGTCGTATATATGGGCTGCCGCCATGAGGATGCTGCGGAAGAGTGTGACGTATCTTCTTAACAACGACTATACCAGGTTCACCTATCTCCCCAAGGTGGATGAGATTTACATGGCGCGTCAGCATGACGAGTCGCAGACGCAAGCAGGTATCAAAAGTCTTCATGATACACTAAAATCGGGTATGCTTATGCTGTTTGATGATGAAGACTTCGATGTTGACGGGAGTGTGTTTATTGACTCGCTGACCATCAAGGAAAATGGAAATAACGGCATACCTACCTATGATGTTGTTCTGAGAAACGACAAGCAGGTTGGTACTATGCAGCGCATACAGAATCAGATCAACTCCATTACCTCGTATATTGGCGGTGGTGGCGGTGGGTTGTCCGTTTCTCAGATACGTTCGCTAATCAATACCTATGGAGGAGAATTGTTCCTGTCGAAAGTTAATGCAGATATTGCAGCAGGAAGGATAACATTCCAGCAGGGGGTGGAGGCTTTGATGCAGTCGGTGTTCAATGGGATAAGGAACAAAGGACGTATAACCTCTGATGAGGCGGATATACCTTTGTTTGTCAGCGATACGACTATCCAAGGGAATATAAAAGTTTCTGGTAATGCGAATATAGGCAGACAGGTGGATTCTCCGAATGTCAAGACCGATGACGTACAGAGCCATAACTACACTGGTGACGGATTTGCCGATACAGGCTATCGTCTTACCAGTGACGACGGCACAGGGTCAAGTGCGCTGACTGTCGATAACCTCCATGTGAGGAAGAAGGCTTCCTTTGAGGAGTTGGAGGTGAAGAAGGAGACGGCGATAGCGGGTAATCAGGTGTATTCCTGTGCTGCCAATGTCATCATCCGCACAGACTACTACAATGGGGATGGTGATGTCATCGGCTACTCCAAGATAAGGACTCCCTGGCTGTTGAAAGGTCTTGCCATAGCCCTCGGAAAGCGTGCCTCTAACTTCAAGCTCTTCGGACATTATAAGAAGGTGCGTGTGAATATCGACGACGCATCACAGATAAGCTATGTACGGTGCTATTTCCTGGCTAAAGACGGTGACAGGGAGATAAAAAATATGTGGCAGGCTGGCAAGAAGGACGGCTCTGTATTGCCGAATCACGGAAACGACCTTGCACGCTGTCAGACGATGAACCTAGAGAAC